CGGAGAGTCGGAGGTAAGATGGAGTCCTCTAGGATACTTGGAGGTCGTAGAGCGTTATTACCCTATGAAGTCCAACTTTGTGAAGCTTTAGGTATTACAGAAGAAGAGTATTGGCAGTTTATTTATTTAGCTGAATCAGTTAATGGAAAAAGGAGAAAAGGATATGATTTAATTCCAGATATTGTCAATATGCCAGCCGTACAAATAGCACCTTTTATTATTGGTGGTGTAGGTATTGGTTTTTATGGAATGGTTGCAATTGGGGTTGCTTTAACATATATTTCCGCAGCTTTAGCACCAAAACCAAAACAACCTAAAACTCCTGCAAGTTTACAAACTGAAGGTTTACAAGCATCGAGAAGATTTGCACCTTTATCGGGTTTTAATTCTTTACAAGAGCTCGCTACTCTTGGTGAAACTATTCCTTTAATTTTTACTAAAAGAGATAATTCTAAAAATATTGGTGGAGTCAGAGTTAATAGCAAATTGATTTGGTCACAATTAAAAAGCCTTGGTACGTTTCAACAATTAAAAGCTGTTTTTATGCTTTCAAGTGCAAAAATTCCTACTAAACCTGATTTTGAGGGATATGCGATTGGTGATTTACTTTTAAAAAATTATACAAATTCAAAATTAGCTTTGTACTATAAAAGTCAATTAAGTACTAATAATAGATTATTAGAGACAGATAAATATCCAAATGGAACCTTAGCTAGACAAAAAGATAGAAACGGTGCTGTTACTAATGATGTATTTAGTGTCGATTGGGATGAAGATAATACTTTTAACAATAAAATCTTTTGTGGAGTAAGAACTCCTACTACTCAAACAAGATTTGGTTGTTACGCTCCAATGCCAAACATGATGAGATTTCAATTGCCTTATGAATTAATCTTGAAAGGAAAAGATGCAAGTAATAAAGAGGACATTACAAAAAAAAGAAAAAAAATTGCTAACTATTATCCTAGGTATGCAGGTTTTATGAGGATCAATAATATTGAGGTAGGAGGACGATTGACCTTAAATAAAAATGATGTGGTTCAATATAAAATTGGTCCATTCAATCCAATTAATGAGGTTCCAGGAGATTTTAGTCCTTGGGGATTGCAAGATGTTAAAACTGCACTTGATTCCGATAGAGAAAGAATAGACGATAATATTTCAAAAGGAGATTCTTTTTTAATTGGTTCAGCAATAGGAACATGTGCAGATATTGAACCAAACTCATTATGGAGAGAAAATACTTTTAAAAGTTTTAATTTTTTAATTACTGATCTTGGTGCTGACAGTATTTCGCAATTAGACATACTGGGCAGTAATGAACATTTAAAAGATAGGACAGAAGCTGCGTGGGAAATGAACACGTTACAAAGAGTTTCTATAGCTACTATCTCTAATAACAGAGAGTGTGATGTTACAGAAATAGGTTTAAAGTCAAAAGTATTTAAACAAATTACAGGTTTTCCTAATCTAAATAGTCACCCAGGAGGTTTTAGTTATTCATCTCCAACTGGCACATTAGAAACTTATCAAAATGATAATGGAAATATTACGTTAGGAGCACTAAACAAGTATGTAACAAGATATAGTTTTTTCAGATTACAAGCAAGAAGAGCCAATACTACTGAAGATTTTATAACTATAGATGATGGTAAACCTTTTGCGATTAAAGGTAGGACACCACAGTTTCAATATAATTTCATAAGAATAACTCATCCAAAAGATCAATATGAATTTAGGTTTTTACCATATCCAGGTAATGAAGTTAAGAGAAATTATGTAGATAACTTAAGTCTTGATAAGAAAATACGATTATTAACTTCAGATGGTACTTTGCAGAGTTTTGATAATAATACATTGGGATTTTCAATAAATTATTCTGGATTTGATGTAAAACTTACAAAAGGTGATGCATCTAATTCTGAATGGTATTTAGGCACTGTTCCTGAACAAACTTCACAAGTAGTAGGTTTAAGTCAAAGCAGTGTTGGTAATGTTGGTAGCGGAACTCAAGAATGGACAATACAAGAAATTACTTATGATAGTGATTATTATGTACAAATATTTGACCCTACAGTATCTGAATTACCATTTAGTGATGAAATAATTGTAAATTTTTATTTTGATGATAATTATGAAACATTAACTTTTCCAATTAATACTGATATAAGTGAAATGTTTTTTACTGAGGTTAGTCAAAGGTATCGTGTTGGAGAATTTGAAGTAAGACGAGAGGATGACGATATAGAATGGTTTGAACATAAAATCATAAGGGAAGTTTTATCATCTACTGGTGCAACTGTTATCAGTACACACACTGATGTATCTTTATCAACTGCTTCTGGCCCTGGGAGCGGAGCAACAGTTACTATTCAAAGATTTAATACTGGCGGTCATTCATGGTTTTTAACAAATGGAGGAACAGGATATGCTAGTAATTCAACAGTAAATATTCCTTCGGTAGGAACTTTCCCTGGTTTAAATGGTGTTCAAGTAATAACTTCAAGTCAGGAGTTTGTAACAGAACCTTGGCCTGACCCAGCTAGTTTTCAGGGAGATGAATCTGATGGTTTTGCTATTGGTAATGCTGTAACTAATAGAAATTTATTACCCTATGGTGCGATAGCTGATTTTATTACTTTTGAAGCTGAAAATCCAAGTCACCTAGATCAGCCAGAGCATGAGATTGTTTACATTAATGAGCAGGTTAAACAATATGGTAGTGCAATGCAATATCCAGATTTATCTGTTGCGGGTCTTAGATTAAATAGTGGTAAAGAATTTTCCAGCTTTAGTCAGCTTTCTGTTTATTTTAAAGAAGGGTTGCATATAAAAAATCTTATAGATAATTCAATAGGTGCAAGTAATTTATTTCCTGATATTGTTTTTGCTTTGTTAACTGATCCTTTAATTGGTGCAGGTGATTTAATTGGTGTTAGATCTGTTGATGAAGAAAGAATGAGAATAGCATCTAAATTTTGCAAAGCAAATGGGTTCTTTTGGGACGGTGTAATTGTTGACGAAAAGAATTTAAGAGAATTTATCTTTCAAAATGCTCAATATTGTTTATTAGATTTCACAATATTAGGTGGTAGATTTTCTTTATTTCCCTCTGTTCCTTTTGATCCAAATACTTTTTTAATAGATAAAACTCAAAAACCATTTATAAAAGCTTTATTTACTGATGGTAATACAAAAAATTTACAGATTAGTTTTTTAAGTGCAGAAGAAAGACAAGACTTTAGAGGTTTTGCTACATATAGACATGAGAAAGAGAATGGTTTTCCTGAAGCTAAAGTAATTAGTAGAAGATTAATTACAACATTGGATAGCGATCCAAGAGAAAATTTTGATATGTCTTTATTTTGTACAAGTGAAACTCATGCACAAAAATTTTTAGATTATGCTTTGCAAGTTAGAAATAAAGTAGATCATGGTCTTAGTTTTGACACTACACCACAAGCAGCGATGCATCTTGGTCCTGGAGATTACATAAGAGTACACTCAGAAGCTAGTCATACAAGTCGTTTTGCTAATGGTGTAATAACACAAGACGGAGAAATACAGTCACAGATTAATGTAACAAATGGAACAAATATAATATTTTGGAAACCAGGTAGTGCTGTTGTGTCTAATCCAACACCTTTACAAATATCTAATGGTAGGGCTTCTGATTTTAATTTACGAGGATGTGTATTTACAGTACCAGATACATCTGCTTCTGATCGTGTTTACAAGATTGAATCTATATCTTACGCAGAAGATGGTTTAATTAATATTTCAGCAAGTCATGCTCCTTTATTTCATTCAAGCAATTCACAATTAGACGGTAGATTAGCAATATTGCAATATAATAATAATGAAATCATATAACTATGTCATTTCAATCTTTTCCTAATATTCAACCAAGTTCTAGAAGTTATACACCAGGATCATATCCTCAGACAGAATTTATTTCACAGAATGGTGCTAAGAGTGTAATTAGATATGGAAATAAAAAAACAGATGCAAAACTTTCATTGGGCTTTACAAATATTACAGATTTCCAAGCAAATCAGATCTTAGATTTATATGATGCTGTTAATAGGGATTATGACTATATTTTTTTCGGTGATTCAACTGCTTTAGCAGGAATTAATGACACTAATTTACGTAATAAACAAAAAGAAAATGATAACACTGGAATTAAGTTAAGATATAGATTTGATGGTCCCCCTACAGTAACAAGTGTCAGACCTGGCATTTCTAATGTTCAATGTAAATTTGTCGCATGTCTTGATGGGGATTAGAATGAATTTAAAATTTATTTAAAACGATGGCTGGCTACTATTCAGGAAAAGAAGGTGAATTACTGATAAATGGTACAAAAGTTGCCAAAGTCAGGTCATGGTCTTTTACTTTTAATCAAGCAATATTAGAAACTGTATCTTTAGAAGATACTGATAGAACAATTATTCCAGGAATTAGAAGCTATACAGGAAATGCGAGTATTTATTATTATCAAGATTCTGCTGGATCAGGATCTGGTTCTTTAAGTACTCTTATAAATAATGTCATTAAAACAGGTATTTCTGCTGGTGATGGTAGTAATACAGAAAGTACTACAAATTTTGTGTTTAAATTAAGAATTAAAGATGGATCAAGTGGTGGGAGGTATATACAATTTGCAGCACAACCTACAAGTTTGACAATGAACAATAGTGTAGGAGAAGTAATGGCAGCAGATTTAAACTTTGAAGTTAATGGAGCACCTACTGACCTTGCATTATAAATGGCTATATATTTTGGATCTACAGGTTTTATAGAATTAAAACGTGATACGTTAAATGCAGATTTAGCTACATCATTAGATCCTGCTGATATTAATACAACTAAGAAAAGATTTTCTGTAGAAGATGTTGTTGGTTCCTTAATAACAGGAGATCAGATAGAAATTGAAACTGTAGATAAAAGTAATTTAGATTTATTAATTGGTCATAATTTTCCTGACTTATTGAAATTTATACATATTGATCAAATGGGTGGAATTAAGTTATATAACAGTTTTGCTGCTTCTTTAGCGGGTGAGACTTCAGATGCTCTACCTCTTAGTGTTCCTTCTTCAAAAAAAGATATTTTAATAAGAACAAGAAATTCTGCATTTAAACCACTTGCAAAAATTACAGAATTTGAAATAACTACTACTAGAGATACTGTTGATGTAACAAATTTAGGACAAGAATTTAGACAGCAGTATGAAAATGGACTTATATCAGGGCAAGGAACAATACAAACTATATGGCAACATAGACATTTTCAGTCTGATACAAATGATTTTATTAGCCCAGAATTTCCTGTTTACTTAAGTCAATTATTGGTAAGAATGAAACAGGGTTCAGATTTTGAAGGTAGATTTTATGTATATCATGATCCAGTACAGACTGTAGATAGTGTTTGGTATCAGTCTGCTTGTGTTGTTACGAATGTAGCGATATCAGTTCCTGCAACAGGAGTAGTCGAAGCGAGAATAGAATTTGTTACGAACGGAGAAATAAGATTACATAGTGGAGCACCACCATCCTTCTTGTTACAGGAAAACAATAATAAGATCTTGCAAGAAGATGGTAATGGTATTTTACTTGAAGATACTTAAATAGAGATTTATGATGTATTTAACGACTATCTAACATGGCAGATCTACAAATTACACAACTAGCTGAATTAGGTTCAGGTAGTTTACAGGCAGCAGATCCTATAGCTGTTGCAGATGTTAGTGCTTCTGAAACAAAAAAAATCACTGCAAAAAATTTAGTACAAGGTGCATTAGGGCTTGTAGATGCTGCATCAATACCAGCTAATGCTTTAAATTATCCTTTAAGTGCAGGGGAAATTATTACAGCTTCTCTTGCTAACGATGCTGTAACGAATGTAAAAATATTAGATGGAACGATAACAGGTGCAAAATTAGCTAATAACACAATTACAGGAGCACAGATAGCTGCAAATTCAATTACAGCAAATGAGCTTGTAACTGGAATTATAAATGCTTCTTCTATTGCAGATGCAAGTATTACTGAGAATAAATTAGCTGATTTAGCTGTAACAAATGGAAAGATTGCTAATAGCACAATAACTTTTGCAAAAACAAACTTTAGCAATGGTGATATACCTGGAGCAAAATTAACTTCTGGTTCTATTACTTCTACACAGTTAGCTAATGATTCCATCACTGCAAATGAACTTGCTGATAACTCTGTTGATACAGCAGCTATTGTTAATGGTGCAATATCAGGAGTAAAAATTGCTACTGACACAATAGAAGCAGGTAATATTGCTAGTGGTGCCATCGGTTCATCTGAACTTGCAAACAATGCGGTTATAAGTGCAGCTATTGCATCAAATGCGATTACGACTGCAAAGGTTACAGATCTAAATATTACAACAAGTAAACTTGCTGATAATGCTGTTACTGCTTTAAAAATTGCTGATAATACTATTACTTCTACACAAATTGCTGCTAATGCTATTGGAGCAAGCGAATTAGCAGATAATTCTGTAGATACTGCTGCTATTTCTAATTCTGCTGTTACTGATGACAAGATATCAGGTGTTTCGGGTACAAAAATTACAGACGGAAGTCTTACGGCAGCTAAATTAAACACATCAAATCTTGATAGATCTTTAAATGTAGCATCAGGTAATTTAGGAATTAATAATGCTGTAACAGGTGGAGCTTCTTCAAGGAATGGTATTACTTATAATAGTGAGGGTCTTATTACAGCTACAGCAGCATTAGTTGCAAGTGATTTACCAGAAGCAACAGCTACTACCATAGGAGCCGTAAGTGTTCCTTCTTCAGGTGGTTTAGCTGTTTCAAACTTAGGTGAAGTATCTATAAATAATACAGTTGTTGGTAGAACTCGTTCAGGTATTACATTTAATAATCAAGGATTAATTACTGGTTCGGTAGATCTTACTGGTTCTGATTTACCTGCTGCAACTTCCACTTCAAAAGGTGGTGTTATTATTCCTGCTGCTTCTGCACCTTTAGCTGTAGATGTTAATGGTATTTTATCAATCACAGATAGTGGTGTCACTCCTGGAACCCATATAAAAATTACTGTAGATTCAAAAGGGTTAGTGACTTCAAGTTCAACTCTTGTATCTGCTGATATACCAGATTTACCCACAAGTAAAATCACTTCAGGAACCTTTGGAACGAACATATTAGCTAATGATTCTATAACTATGGATAAGCTTGCAAACTTATCTACTGGTTTCATACAAGAGGCATCACCTGATATTTCTGATTTGCCAACAGGTGTTTTTTGGTTACAGGAATCAACAGGACAATTAAGAATATTTAATGGCAACAGTTTTTTCTCAGTAGGTTTTGGACGATTATCAGAAGAAAACTTAAGGTTCTGCGGTACTTTTGATGCAACAAATGGATTAATTATTACATTAACTTCTTTTGGAATACAGTCAGGTTTTACTGCTGGTAATGCAATCCCTGCGGGAACGGCTGCTAATACAGGGGCATACTTTGTTTGTCAAACACCTGGAAATGGAACAGCAGTTGTACCAACAGTTACTTTTGATGCTGGTGACTGGTGTTTATGTATGGGTGTCAATGATTGGGATAGAATTGATACTTTATCAGGAGCAGGAAGTGTTAATAATTTAAATGATCTTACTGATGTGAATGTTAACAGCCCTGTCCAAGGTAATTTATTGCAATTTGGATCTACTGGTCAATTTACAAATGTACAAATCCTTGAAGCGGGAACTTTTTAATACGGTAAGATATGAGTATCCCATGTATATGGGTGATTTTATGCTTGTATAAGCTATGGCTTTAAGAATTAAATTAAAAAATAGTGTTGTACAGGACAGGACTCCTACAACATCTGACTTACCTGCTGTTGGAGAGCTTGCAGTAAATGCCAATATCAATAGTATTGGTGGTTTTATGCGAGCCAGCGATAATAGTATTGTAAAAATATTTGGTCCAGGAAGTTTATCTACTCCTGCTGCTAGTGATACAGTTGCAGGTATTTCTGAACTGGCAACTAATGCTGAAACAACTGGTGGAACAGCAACTGACAAGGTTGTAACACCTGCTGGTTTAAATGCTGTAACGGTAGCAGAGAGAACCACTTCTGATAGTACGTATCTTGCCTTAAGTGGAGGATCATTGTCAGGAGGTTTAACCGTTTCGGGAACAGTAGCAGCTACTGCATTAAGTGGAGATGGTTCAGCTTTAACTTCTATTCCTGCTGGAGAACTTACTGGTACAGTAGCTGATGCTCGTATATCAAGTTTGACAGCTTCAAAACTTACTGGTGCATTACCAGCAATTGACGGATCAGCATTACAAAATTTACCTGCTGGTGGTTTAAGTGATATTGTTAATGACACAACACCAGAGTTAGGCGGTGATTTAGAAACTAATGGTTTTAATATTCTTATTGAAAATGAAAAAGAAGTACGTTTATTTGAAGCAACTGCAAACGGTACAAACTACACAAGTCTTAAAGCAGCATCCTCAATAGCTACGAATACAACATTTACCCTACCAAGTGCAGATGGTTCTGCTAACCAATTTATAAAAACAGATGGTAATGGTAATCTTAGTTTTTCATCAGTCTCCGTTTTTCCTACATCTTTATATGCTTGGGACGCTACAAGTAATCAAGTTGTTTTAGCTAGTAATACTGAACTTACAATTAATGGTTCTAGAAAGCTTTCATTTGATAGAGATAGCAGTAACACTAATACCGTATCGTTTATAGCACCGTCTTCACAACCTAACGATATTACTTTTACATTGCCCGCAGCAGATGGTAGTAGCGGACAAGTTTTAAAAACAGATGGAAGCGGAGTCTTAAGCTTTACTGATGCAGGATCAGGTTTGGTTGGCAGTTCAAACGAAAAGTTATTTGTGGAAGCAGAAAACCAAATGGATAACAGCTTTACTACGACAGCAAACTTTAATTATGTTGCAGCTAGTCCTATGATTATTGCTTCTGGTGCTACCCTAACAGTGAGTGCAAACTCCACTATGACCTTTGTTTAACTTGTTTCTTATTTAAAAATTATGTCAAAAGTTATTGTTGATGAAATTCAAACTGATACCACGGATGGGAATGTAAGAATTATTCCTAATGGTTCTGGTAAATTAGAGGTAAAGGGTGCGGGTGGAGATGACGCAATGATTCGGTTAAATTGCTCTGCACAAACTCATGGTGTAAAGATAAAATCTCCTAATCATATTGCTGGTCAGTCTTATACAATGATTTTGCCAGATAATGATATTCAGGCTGGTAAGTTTTTGAGAGTAAAAAGCGTTACAGGAACTCCAGCAAATGAAGCAGTAGGACAGTTGGAATATGCAGATGTAGCTGCTGGTATAACTGTACAAGAAGAAGGTAGTGCATTATCTACGGTTGCAACCACTTTAAATTTTGTAGGTTCTTCTGTAACCGCATCTGGCACTGGTGCTACAAAAACAATTACTGTTGCAGGTGGCGTTACTTCTGACGCACAGTTTAATACTGTTGCAGGTACTAACGCAGGTGACGCTTTTGATGGTACAAATGCAGTTAATAACACAGTTGTTGGTTACAACGCAGGTACTGAAATAAATACAGGTATCGATAATGTAGTAGTGGGTTATGACGCTGCTTCCTCTTTAACGGCAGGACAATACAATGTCGTTTTAGGTTCTGGAGCTTTAAAAAATGTTGCTAACGGATGGAATAATGTTGCTATAGGTTGGCAAGCACTATACAACCTAGGCGGTATGAGTAAAAATGTTGCTATTGGATCGAAAGCTGGTTATTCCTTAAGTAGTAATCAAGGTAATACTTATATAGGCTGGTACGCTGGTTATGCTCATACTGGTGGTAATTCCGTAATGATTGGTTATAACGCAGGTAAAGGTTGTACAACTGACGAATACAATTGTATTGTAGGTTATGACGCTGCTTCCAATGCTACTGTTACTGGAGGTGGTAACTCAATTCTAGGTAGTTTTTCAGGTTTAAAATTAACATCTGGACAAAGTAATTGTATAATGGGTAGAAGTGCAGCTTATGAAATAACTACTGGATCAAGTAATACTTCTATTGGTACTTTTTCTGGATATAGCCTTACTACTGGAGGAAACAATACATTTATTGGTTATTCTGCTGGATATTTTGGTTCACCATCAGGAATGGTTACAACTGGTTCAAATGTTATTTGTTTAGGTGATGGTAACGTAACTGATTTATATTGTCAGGATACTTCTATTTCATCATCTGACGCAAGAGACAAAACAGACATTACCAGTTTTAATATTGGACTTGCTTGGGTAGAAGCATTACGTCCTGTAACTTATAGATGGGACAGACGAATTTGGTATGGTGAAGATGATAAGTCCTTCGGAACGCCAGACGGTTCTAAAAAAAGAAGTAGATTACATATCGGATTTTTAGCTCAAGAGGCATTGGAAGTTGAAAAAGCAAACGGTTATGGCACATCTAATGAAGATTCTCTTATAGTTCATTTAAATGAAGATGAGACTGCTTATGGGATGAAATACGAAAGACTTGTACCAATCCTTGTAAATGCTATAAAAGAGTTATCAACTAGAGTAAAAACCCTTGAAGGAGGGTAAACTTAAAACAATGTACATTTAATTATTATGTCAACAGTAAAAGTAGGAGAAATACAACATCCGTCAAACTCTAACACTTCAGTATCTATTGCATCAGACTCTAGTGTTGCATTAAAACACAGTGGAAATCAGAAATTAGTTACCAGTTCAACAGGTGTAAGTATTACTGGAACGTGTACTGCAACATCATTTAGTGGAGATGGTTCGGCATTGTCCCCTGCTCCAGCAGATACAACAAAAATGCCACTTGCAGGTGGTACGTTTACAGGTGAAGTTATTTTTCAAAAGGAAATAACTGAAACTGTTTATCAATTAACTACTACTGCTTCAGGTGATACTACCAGAGATTTAGATCCTAGTAATGGAACAATACAAACTTTGATATTAGGAATTAATAGTACTGTTACTGCTAATAATTTTGATACTGGTCAATCAATGCTTCTTATAGTAACAGCAAGTAGTTCTAACTATACTTTGACATGGCCTACTATGAAGTGGCGTGGTGGTTCTGATCCAACATTGGGAGGCTCTGATCCTACAGCAATAGAGTTATTTAAAGTGGGCAGTCAATTATATGGTGCAACAGTAGGAGATTTATCTTGATATTATCGCATCGTCTTAGAGTTGCTAATGCACAAGGCCCAAATATTGTTACAGATGGATTGGCTTTTCATATAGATGCTCAAAATTCTTCTTCATACGACCCTACAAATAATGCGTCAGCAGCTACTGATTTAATAACTGGTACTCTTACTAGCTCTTTTTGGGGAGCTAATGTAAGTTATGGAGGTAATACTACTCAAAATCCATCTGCAAGCGATCATGGTCATTGGACTTTTGCTAGTACTGGAGCATACTCTAGTAATGGTGCACCTTTTGGAATAGTATTTGCAAGTTCTGATTTTGATCTCCCAAATTATCCCGATTTTAGTTGGGATATGTGGATAAGGCCAACATCATCTGGCTATGGTAAACTGCTTGGATTTGAAAAACACAACAATGCTATTGGAAGTTTTAGTTCTGATCCACAAAATAGTAATATAATGAGTAGTCATTTTATACATGACAGTGGAGTTTCTCCAAATAACGCTAGTATTGCCTTTCAACACTTCACAGCATCAAGTAGCAACTGGACTGATTTTCAAATTACTTCTCCATCAATAGGTACTTGGAATCAAAATACATGGAGACATTATGCTTTTGCTAATGAGACAACTGGTTTTGGATTTAAATATCATTGGATAGATGGTACGAGGGTGAATGGTACTAGATATGCAGATTCAGATTTCCAAACTTTTGGTGCTAACGTAGTTAGCCCTGGAACTTTTTATTTGTATATTGGTGGTTCTGAAGGAATAAATAGTTACCAAGTTCGTTATGAGGGTCACATAGCTATAATTAGATATTATAAAAATAAAGTACTTTCTGATTCTGAAGTTACACAAAACTGGAATGAAGAAAAAGCCTTATTCGGGCGTTAACCACTAGATTATTATTATGAATTACGCAATTATTGATGGTACTACTGTAAAAAACACTGGTACGATTAAACAATTATTTCCTAACACTAGCTTTACTATTACTGGCCCAAATTCAGATTTTTTAAAAGATAACAATGTTGTTGAAATTATTGAAGCTCTTGACTGTACAGAACCAACACAAAAAGTAACTACTGTAAGTCCTTATTATGTGCAAAGTGAGGATAAAGTTTACACTGTAAAAGTAGAATCTACAACTTCAGATGAGCAAACTGCTCTTATAAATCAAAAATGGAAAAATATAAGAGTTGAAAGAGATCGTAAGTTACTAGCAACAGATTGGAGAGCTAGTAGTGACCTTACTTTGTCAGATGCTTGGAAGAATTATAGACAAGCTTTACGTGACGTACCAACACAGTCAGATCCATATAACATTACTTGGCCTACAGAACCTAGTTCGTAAATCTGCATTGCTGATATTAATCTGAACAGATAAAATTTGAAATAATTATATTATTTTTATGTCAAAATTATCTGAGAGATGTGAAGAGCGTAAAGCTGAAGCGCAAGCTTTGGCGGATAAATACAACGCCTTAGATGAACAAGGGAAAAAATTAGATAATGAAAAAGCAAAGATTGATAGTGAAAAATCTCAAATTTTAGGTGAATTTAATATAAAAAATTCACAATATGCAGAATTGTGTGAGCTTGTGAAAGAAGAGGAAGTATCACAAGAAGTCTCAAGCGAAACTGTAGATTGACGCTAAACTGTTATTTAGTAATTTTTTTAATTAAATGCTAAAAAAACTTTTAACACTATCTGCTGCGTCTGTAGCACTTAGCGTTCCAGCTTATGCAGGGTTCTACTTAAACCCTGAGTTCAACCAAACTAACGTAGGTTCTGAGTGGGGCGGTAATGCAATAGACCTTCATATCGGCTACGAAAACAGTGTGGGAGAGCACGGATCGTTCTACCTACAAGGTGGTCCTAGTTTCATCAATCCTTCTGTAGGAGATTCTGATACTAAGCTTTCTGGTAAAGTTGGTGGCGGATATGATTTAAGCGATAAGTTGAACGCTTATGGTGAGTTCGCTGTTGTCACAGATGACGTTAATACATACGGAACTAAGGTTGGCTTGAAGTATAGCTTCTAGTCATCATAGATAACGTGACATATAGAGGTGCAATAGCCATTACAGACACAAAGGTTATAATGGTAACAGGCACTAATGCCTTTAAAAATGCATCT